CGTCGATCCATTGCCGACAAGACCTGTCTTTCGGTTGTAGTCGCCGCTCACAAAGTTGTTATTCGTCGGTGCCGATCCGACTAGCGGCGTCAACGCCCCCGAGAGCGTGCGAGCGCCCATCAGGAGGCAGCAGGCTTTTATGGCCGCGAAAATCCCGTCCGCCTTGCACCCGGCGACGAATGAGTTCACCGCCAACTGAACGGCAGGCTCCATGTACTGCCCGTCCGCGAGCCGCACCGCTTCGATGTAGGCGCGGGCGTCGGCGTCCGATGCGACGTTGTTGTTGCTGGCCCTGGGGCGAAGCAAACGTGGCGACATGGGCATGGAAGTGCGCTACCGTAGGGATGTTTGGCTGTCAGTTCGGCTGCGTATCCGACTCGACCGACTTCACCGTGACAGCCCGATCGCTGCGGGGCTGTAGGGCGTACAGCAGCTTCGTTTGCTCAGTGATCGCCCCTGCAATCTCCCGCTGCGTCTCCCTGACCTCTTTCAGCGTCAGGCGGTGCTCCTCGAGCAACGGGAGCAACAGGTCTTGCCTGATGAAAAAGGCCAGGCCGACGGCGGCCAGGGTCGGCCAGCCCCAGCGGTCCAAGAGGCCAAACAGCGTATCCTTCGTCTCTGCCGTCACCTTCTGCGTCCTCCTGCTTACGTCTTGAGAAGAACGACGCAGGATGCCGACGTCGAGTTCGTGCTGGCCGACACAATCTTGATGGCGCCGCAGCCATACGTCTCGTCGGGCAGGGCGTAAATCCGCGGCTCCGTCGAAGACGCCGACAGGGTCAGGTCGGCGGCCGAGCCGTCCACCTTCCGCAGCCGGCCGAAGGTGCCATCAACGCGGTCGCTGGCCCAGAGTTGGAGCGTCGTCACGTTGGTGCTCGACGTTCCCATCAGGAGGGCGCCGCCGGCCACGTCATCCCAGCGGAGGGTCGTGGCAATCTGCGTGGCCGTCGAAAGAGTGACGGGGACCGACTTGAACTTCCGGCGAATCTTCGGTTCGCTCATTTAGCACCTCCCAGTGCGTTGCGGGCCTTGGCTGGCCGCTCGTGGCGTGTCACGGGTCTTATCACATTGTAACAGCCAGTAGTCTCTCAGAGTGGCGTTCTGCGGCCAGAGACGTCATCACCTGCCCCTCGAAGGCGTCGAGGTCGCCGCGGTTGTAAAGCCGCCGGCTGATGTGTCGCTCGTCGATCCCGGCCTCGCTTGAGTGCCTCGCCGTCTCGCCGCCGATCCAGTGCTCTTCGCGGTAGATGCGCCAGATTTTGCCCCCGGCGGCGATGATCGCCTCGGCCTCGTCGTCGAACCGGACGTCGCAGACCGTCACGCCGCGGCCGGCGGCCGTCCAGTGCTCGACTTGTCGCATCAGCCGGTCGATCCAGATGGTCTGGCTGACCATCCCCCTGCCCCACTCAGTGCCGAGGGTCTGGAGCAGGTATCTCGGCGACTTGCCGATGCCGGGGATCGGCAGCTCCTTCGTGGCTCGGTCTTGCAGTGACTCAACGGGGATGCCCGTAATGGCCGCCAGAGCCTCGTAGAGGGGCGCAGCGAGCGCGAGGGGCACGAACCCTTCCCGCTCCAGAAACGCCGCAGCCGTCGTTTTTCCGCACCCTGCCTGCCCGCATAGCCCAATGATCACAGCTCCAGCTCCTCCCCGTTAAAGCGAATCGTCACCCCCAGCGGCTCGGCGAGCCACCGAATCCCAATCTTCGCCTCCCGCAGCATGGCCTCGGCGAATTGAATCTCAGTTTCCCACCGCTCCGGCGTCGCCTGCCTGGTGACGACGTGGCCGACGACCTCGCGGACCTCGGCGGCGATGATCGCCCTCGCGCAATCGACGCAGGCGAACCACGGGCAATAGAGAACCGAGTCCCGCGTCCTGGCCCCGCAGGCGGCGGCCTTCAGGATCACGGCGCGTTCGGCGTGTTCGATCCAGCGGTATTTCTCTGGCGGCTCGAGCCGCTCCGGCCGGGATTCGACGCCCAGCGGCAGCCAATTGGCCGCGGTCAGCCAGCGGCCGGAATCAAGCAGGAGGGCGGCGCCGTTCTGGGTGCGAGGGTCTTCGGAGTGCTCGACGGCCGCCTTGACGGCCTTGCGGAGCATGAACGTGTCGGTCACGACGCCCCCCGCAGATCACGGTCGCACCAGATCGGCATCGCCTTCGTGACTTCGTTGCGTGAGTGATCAATCACTACCGCGGCCTGGCAGGGCGCCTCGTAGCCGGCCTTGATCCGCACCGTATAGCTGGAGTGGCCCATCACGCTCCCGTTACTGACGTAACGGCCGCCACGAAGCCAGCCAAACGAATGGTAATGGCCGAAGCAGGTGAGGTCGGCCCGACGAGACGCATCCCACGCCGAGATCGCCTTCATCGCCGGAAGCGCGAGGCCGTAGACGCCGCCGGAATACTTGATCGAGAACCCGTGCAGGAAGCGAACCGTGAACCCGTCGAGATCGACGTAGTTTAGTTCGCCCTCGGCCACCTGCCATTCGACGTTCTTCCGCGTTTCGGCGGCGGCCATCGTCAGATATAAATTTTGTTCAAAGCTGTGCTCCAGCTCTGTTTGGCAGCGAAGCTTGGGCGTCGAGCGGCCATGATTCCCGCTGGAAGTCGCCACCACGACTTGGTCGGCGTTGTCGCTGACGGCGTCGATGAACCGCCGCATCCGGGCGCCGATCCAGCGGCACGCCGGCATCGGGGCGAGCTGGCTCTTCTCGGCCAGCTCCTCATGGATATGCCCACTGATCATATCGCCTCCGAGCCAGACGACGACGCGGCTGATGTCAGCCAGGTGCCGCTCGTGCTCGAGGAGTGTGAAGAACCGCGACTGTAGCTCGGCCAGCCGCTGATCGCAGATGTCGAGGGAGAACTGATTTAATCCATTCGTTTCGGCCAGCGACACAGGCTCTTCGCAGTGAATGTCGGAGAGCAGCACCATCATCGTCGCCGGGTTTTTGCGGCCGCTCTTCTTGAGCGACGGCAACTTCTTCGCCGCCTTGATGCCCTGCATCCCGACGATCTGATCGGCCTTCGCCTTGGCGGCGTCAACCTGCTTCAGCGCCGCATCGTACTTCCGGCGCATCGCCGTCAGTTCGTCGCGGAGCCGGGCGGCCTCGGCGTCCTTGGCGATGTCGATCTCGCGGTCTAGGAGTTCAGCCAGTCCCTTATCGTTCCGACGCTTTTTGGCTCCGGCCATCCTTCCTCCTTGCATCTGGCGATTGCGGCCTTGTGAATGATCGCGACGGACACGCCGCGATATTGGCCGGCGGCGTGCCGGCTCTTGATCTCGGCGAAGTCCTGCTGCGCATCCTTGGGCAGCCTTGAGAACCAAGACCGCTGCGGGCCGTTGTCCTGCGAGTGCTTGATGGCCGCGTCGAGCGCGGCGAGTGCTGAACGCTTCGCCATAGAGGTCACTCCGTATCGCGGTAGCCGAGTGCCCAGAGCACCCTGGCGATGTCTCTGGCCGACTCGGTCACATGGGATTCATCGACCGCGGGGCCGGCGGGGCAGACGTGAAGGCATTCGTGGATGATGGTTTCAAGCTTCGACCGACCACGCAGACGCTCGTCGATGAGTATCTTCCTGGCGAGCTTCGGATTGCGAGCGTCAGGGACGTAGGCCCACCCGGCTGCCATGCCACGCAATCGCGTGAAGCGGAGGAGCCACTTTGTTCCGGCCAGCGTGAAGTGGTGATCGCATGGCATGGGCCTTTATTGTGAGGTGTAGGCTCTCCGGGTCAAGGGAGTTGGGGGCGGATTGCCTAGGTTTACTGGGTGGGCGGGCCAGCGGGGCGTCAACTCAATCGCCGACGTAGAACTTCTTGGCGGCGATCAAAGCGTTGCGTGCCTTGATCTGGACGCGGTTCCCCGCTTCGTTCAGCCACTGTTTCCGCCCCTCGCAGCCGCAGCCTCCCGGCTTGCCTTCGGTGCGGGTCAGCCGCTCGACCCGCTCCTTGGTGATGCCCAAGGCGGTCAGTCCCTTCTCGACGAGGTCGCCGATGGGGACGGGCCTCCAGACCTGCTCGAGAACTGGGCGACACTCACGGTATGTATTCGGTCGCTTTGCCCGGTAGCCGCAGACAGGACAGGTCATCGCCGGATTGTTGAAGTCGCAGTAGATTTCACTCACAGGACTGTGACCCTTCTCTTTCCCGCGAGGTGGTCGAACTCGAAAGCAATCGGTGACGGAGCGCACTGCGGGATGGATTCGCACCCGCTACAATCGTCGGAACTCGCTTGCTCTGAATCTGTGCGGCCAGCGTAGGTCGTTTGGGAACGAATCGTAGTCGAGCAGGATTCGGCGCACGGCGGCTCGCCGCAGGAATCAGTACAAGCCTGCACTCGAACGGCCAGGTTCTGCGAAACCACATTAACGGCCCCTGGCACCTGACCTTTCCACTGGATCACATCGCGGCCGTGAGCGAAGTAGTTGATGGCTCCGAAGATCGGCCCAAGCCCAAGCGTTCCAGTTAGTGACAGCACGACAGTCGGCACGGCCGGCAAGCCGTTTGGCGGCCCCCACTCCTCGCCGTCTGGCGAGTCTTCAACGGTGACTTCGATCTCCTCGGGCGGATCGCTGCTCCACCCGCAGCAAATCGCCCCCTTTGCGTAGCAATCTTGGTTTGCGTACTCCGCGTCGTAGTTTCCTCCCGGCGTCACCGTCGCAGTTGCGCCACGATAGTCTGTCGCCGTGAACGACATATCGCCGCAGTCTGTTATCAGCGTGTCTCCGTAGAGGAGGCTGTCGCAAAACAACTCGCCCTCGCGAACAGTGCTGATAGTGGCTAATTCTCTAATCCTCACCCTTGGTGGAGACGACGGCCCATCGTAGTAAACCAGCACCTCGTTACTTGGATTGCCGAAAATGATGTTGCTGCACACGGAGTGCGTGTAGATACACCTCTCTACATACGTCGAGCCGCCCAATACCGAAATTCTTGGGCGACGCAACACGATGCTCCGGCCATTAAAAAACTGGCCGCAGCAGTTGTGGTTGTACCACCATGCCTCATACCCACCGCCGCCGTCTATGATCGTCACGCTCGTGACCTGCCCAAACGTCTCGCTTCCTGTGTCCTCGTCCACGACAGCAGCAACTTGAGCGCCGCCGCCTTGTAAATTAGGTCTGTAATCGACAACTGTGGCTGTCACTGTGGCAACGTAGGGCGGTTCGCTCGCGTCCTCACGGTAATACGATCCGCCGTTCGTGACCGTGACGCCAACAGGCGTGCCGGTGCGTCCGTAGTACTGCCCGCCGCTGACCAGTTCGAGCGATTGGATGACGCCGCCGCTCTTGTAGTAGGAGCCTGCGGCGGTGACGGTCACTGATTCGATCACGCCACCAGACAGCAAGTAGTAGTAGCCTGCGACAGCCATCTCCACGCCCGTTATCGCACCGCTGCCGTCCACGCTCGTCACCGACCACACGGAATCGGCAACATCTCGGACGATGTCCGGGTCGTAGTCGGGGTTGGCCGACGAATCCCCGAATGGAGACAGCGTTTCGTAGGGCTCCGACCATGTAATCAGGTCGCCAACCTCGTAGCCCTCGCCGCCGTCCGTGATGGTGACGCTGCTGGGCGTCCAAAACTGATCGCCATCCAACGTCGTACTGGTCATGTTGGGCGTGATGACCGCACCGCCGTCGATCTGGACGAACACGGCATCGACGAATCTGCCGACCCACAGGCTGCTGAGTGTCGGCTGTAGCCGCTGCAACACAATCGTCGCGCTCGCCGCCGTCTCCTGCGTTCCGTCAGTGACGGCGAACGTGACCGGATCGCCGTCCGTGTAGCCAGTGCCGCCGCTCGTGACGCCAACTCCAGACACGCCCCAGCGGTTGCCGCTCTTGGTCAGCGACACAGCCAGCGAGGCACCGCTGCCGCCGGAAACACTGGCCGTGACGGTCGGCTCGACTAGGTCCGTGCGGATGCGAACGTCTGCGGCTACCGACTCCGTTCCGCCAGTGAACGCCAGCGTTTCGCCCTCGACGTAGCCGGATGTGCTGCCGCTCACCGTGACGCCAGACACACGCCACGTTTCTGGCGAGTCGCCGTTGCTGGCGGTGCTGATTGTGAACGTGGCCCCGCTGCCGGTCGTGGCCGAGGCGGCTAGGGTTGGCTGGCCTCGGCCAGTCTGAAGAGCCAGTACCGCTGGCGTTGTCACGGTATCGCCAGCCGCAACATCAACCGTCAGATTCTCTCCGTGCGTGTATCCCGATCCGCCGGACACGGCCACAGACGCCACCTGCCACGACGGTACGCCGCACTTGTCGTTGACCGCCTGGAGGGTGGGCGTGAATGTCGCGCCAGTGCCGCTGCCGGTTATCGTGAGCGAAGGTGCCACGCGGCCGAGTTTCGCGTAGCCGCTGCCACCATCAAGCACTTCGATGGCGGATATTGCGTTGTATTGTCCAGTTGTTTCAGACACACGCGCACGCGCGCCGCTGCCGTAACACGCTGAAAACTGAATGTCAACCCAGTAGACGCGCTCTGGGATGTTGTCGAACGTAACGGTGACAGTTTCAGGCAGGCTCCCGGCGGCGCACTGCTCGCAGCCGCAGCAAGCCGAGCAGCTTGACCCCAGCATGAACCCTACCGGGTACATGCCAGCCGCGAGCAACAGCAGCCCCCACAGCACAAGCGATGGCGGGTCTACCGACTGAATCGCAGCGAGCAGTTCAAGCACGTCAGCACTCCGCAGCGATCAGATACCACGCCGTGCCGTCCTTGGCGATGGCACAGTTGCGAGACGACGCGGCGTCGCCAATGGCGGCGAAGAGGTTCGTGGCAGATACCGTGTTCGGCGTAGTAGTCACACCGAGGAATGTCACTGTCTTCGCGGTGTTCTTTGACCACGCCCCAGTGAAGGTGCAAACGCGAAAGACCTTGCCGCCGCCGCCGCTCGGCATCATATCCTGATGCACAATCTGCGTCTTCACCCCGCTCTGCCGATCCATCATGCCATCAACCCGCGTGATCGTTTCACGCAGCTTGTCGCGGAGGCCGGGGCCGATGAAGTAGCGTTCTTGTGCCATCGAGGCTACCAGTTGTTCGGCAGGCGGATGTGGGCGAAGATCGTCTGGAAGTCGGCTTCGTCGGTGACCATGTACTGTTTTACAAGAACGGCAGGGGTGGCGGTGTGCTTGCGAGGTCTGCCGTCGTCGTTCAGAGGGATCGGGAGGCCGCAGGGGGCGATGGATGCGCCGCCCTCTTGATAGTCCATGACCTTTATCATTCCGCGAACCTTGTCGCCCGCGGCGACGTTCGGCGGCAGCGCGAGCGGCGTCTTGACCTTGCCGTCCAGCATATCCAGCGGCTGCCCGTACGGCTCCCTGTCTGTGCCTGCATCTGCCGGATTAAACGCTATCACGTTTATCCCAGACTCAGGGATCGCCATATCCCAGCCGGCATCGACGTCGCCGGAGCTTCCTGCGCCGCCGCCAAAGATCGAGCCGTACCAGATGCCGACCTGCCTGTTTCGGCGATAGGCGAACTGATAGGTAACATCCCAGCCGCGGTACAAGAGCGCGCCGTATTGCTCCGAGGTGGACTTGAACTGGAGGTCGCGGAACATGAGCGTGCGGCGGGTGCAGTCCAGCGAGCCGATCTTGACCGTCTTGTCATTCGTCTTGCCGAGGTGCTGCAAATATCTCGTCGGGTCCAGCGTCTCGAATTGCTGAATGGAGATTGTGACGATCGGCTCGACCTTAGTCACGCCGTCGTACTGGTCTTTTGCGGCGTTCGCCGCAGGCACGACAGTGCCGACTGCGCCGGAGCCGTCGGTCACTCGCCGCCAGGTGTAGACAGGCACCTCCATCAGCGACGACGAAAACGACCAGTCTGCCTTGCGAATCTGCGGATTCAGTGCGAGTCGCCCGCCGCTGCCGCCGATGCCAGTCCCGCCGTCCTCACCGGCAAACGGATTCTGAATCTCGTAGGTGAAGGTCGCGAGAATGACCATCCGCCCCTCGCCCTCGACCTGCGCCTGGTAGTTGGTGCAGTAGAGGAGCGAAAGCTGCGGATTAGGGTGCGGGTCGCCGACGCTGATGCCGCACGCCGTCGGCAGGTCGATGAACTCATCAGGCGTATTTCTGATGATGCGAAAAATGCGGTTCGTCGTGACCGCAAGCTCGCCGGGCTGCGCCGAAAACTGGTACTCCCGGCCTGCGGGAATCTCGCTGACCATCTTGGGCATGAATCAGCCCTCCGTAATGTCCACGCGGACGCGGCCGCCGGTCGTGCCTCTGGCCTGGTACGGCGTGCCGGCGACCATCCTGAAGAGTGCCGCCTCGCCGGCTCGCAGAG